ATATAGACCTTGTTGTCCAGGGCCTTGATCAGGTACATCACGGTCTGCTCCGGAGCGACTATATATCCTCCGGATACGTCCGCATCCGCCTGCAGCGCCCTGATTTCCTCCCGGTTTATTACCTGGAGACCACCCCGGAGATACCTGCGAAAAGCTGCGCGGTACTCCTCCGTGGCTCGGACCCGGTCCAGGTCCTGCTCAGGCTCTCCGCCGATATCACCGCGGAGACTGCCGTCCGGGGCCGGTGCACCCTGCACGATACGCCTCTGAGGCTGCTGCAGGCCCGTATCGAGCCCCACGAGCTGCTCTGCCCGCTCGATCCGCTTCCGGAGCTCGTCCACCTCGTTCATGAGCTCGTCGTACTTCTGGGCTTCGGCTTCATCGAAGTCCCGGTTTTCCTTCTCCGCTTTGTCGTTGATGCCCCGGGCCTCCTCTATGAGCTGGGCCCTCTTCTGCCGTAGCTCGGCTATTTTTTTCGGGTCCATCTTTCTTTTCCTCCAATATTCAGATTGATTTTTCTGCTATCTCCAGCCGGCGCCGGCGGAAATGTGCCTTTACCAGGGGATCCGCTTCCCCTCCCCCGGTTTCCTCCGAATGACCGTCATGAGATGGCTCGTTATCGGTCCTGGCATCCCTTGTCTTTTCAGGCACCGCCGTGCCCACCTCGCCGGACGCCTCCGGCTTCGGCTTGTCCCTGAACGCCATTTCCTTCATCCGGGCCTGCAGAGTGGTTTCCTCATAAGCCGGGAATGTTACCGCGGAAAACTCCGGTATCTCCTTGAACTTCTCGATAACCCGGGTCCATGTCTCCACACCATCCACGGTCTCCACTTCCCAGCGCGCATCCTTTATCCTGAATGCGAACGACTGCTTGTCCACCAGCCCGGAGTCTATATTTTTGTAACTGTCCCGCCCGAACTGCGTATCGATGAACTCCGCACGGATGAAAACCCCCTTCTCGTCCTCCTGGGCCTTTAGGGTGCCGATCTTCTTCCGTGAAAGCGGCAGTGTCACATCATGCTGCCACAGGTAATACTGGTCTTCCGCCTGCAGCGCCTCCGTCGCGGCGCCCGGGAGGATGATCTCCTTGTCGCCCCAGATGTCGGCTTCACGGTTGTATACGATCGCATAGCCCTCCACGATCATCCCGCCGTCGTCATCCATCCGGGTCTGCATCTGCTCCATGGGTATATGCCGGATCTCGATATCCTCCGGAATATTTTCCGCTCTCACGGTTTTTACCGTCATATCGACCTTGATTTCACCCTTTGCCATAATCCCCCCTAATTGCTCGCTTCTATACCGCAGTCGCACCCGTCGTGATACGGCGGATGGCTCCGGTTGCTCGTCACCGTCAGGGGCTCGTCGGCCCCATCGGGCTGAAAATCTCCCTTTGTCAGGAAATACTCGTTTATTCCGATCACCTTTCCATTCAACGCGCTGCAGTATGGGCAGTTGGTGCCGAATGCGATCGATTTGATCTTCATGATTCCGCAGAACCCGAAAACGGACCGCGCGAACGCGCTCTCCGCACGTATCGTCTCCCGCATGCTGATCTTGCCCGGCCGTCTCTCCTCCCATTCGTCCAGGCGCTGCAGCACGGCGTCCGCCTCGTTTTCCCCGGCCGCCTGCGCTTCCGTTACCACTGCCTGCAGCTGCCCCTTGGACGACTTTACGTGCCGGTCCGCGAAATACTCGCTGTATTCCTTCTGGAAGGCCTGGTACTGGATGCTGATGTCCGATTCGCTGTTTATCTCATCCTGGGCGATCGGGAGAACGGCTGATGCATAGGATGTGATGAGCGGCGCCGCCTGCGCATCGACTTCCTTGGCGAAATCGGTATAAAATGAGTCAATCCAGTTCAGAAAATCCGTCACCCCGCGTTTTTTCAGCATGTTTTCCACGGCCGAGCGGACCTCATCGACCTCGAGTTTCACGATTCTCCCGCCATATTCATCGAACTTCGACGTATATGCGACCGTGAGCTTCCGTCTTAATGCGATCGTTCGTCTTTCAAGGAACTGTACCGATCGCTCCTGCAGGGCCCTTATATTTCGATCCTGAAGGGATCTTCTATTTTCGAGTGTTGAGACAGGATCCATGTTCATGGGGACCAGGTAGATCTTGCCCTGACCGTCCGGCAGCGGATTGCGGTTCTCGAGTTCAAGTACATCATCCGCACAGAGCCATCCCCACTGCCTGCCGATTGCGTAGGCTTCATACCGGCTTTTTATGTCTCCACGCAGGAGCCCATCCACGACAAACTCCGCGAAATATTTCTTGCGTTCATTCTCGAAAAACAGTGACGTCAGCAGGGCCTGTTCCCACCTCACGAGCCAGGGCCGGAGCGTCTGCACGACGAACTGTATTGAAAATTGCTCCACGCTCGCATACGTGGCCGCCTTTTCATATTCAGCCAGGAGAATCAGGGGGACCCTGTACCACCGTGCTATTTCGGCCAGCTGAAACTTCCGGCTCTCGAGGAACTGCGCATCCTCCGGAGGAATGCTTATCTTGTTGAACTTCATCCCCTCCTCGAGGATCATCAGCCTGTGTGCCCTGGAGAGGCCGGCGTACTGCTCCTTCAGTGATTCCTTTAAATGCCTATAAGCATCGTCACCCAGTGAATTCGGATGTTCGAGCGTGCCCCCCGAGTTAGCTCCGTTTTCGAAAAATCGCGCTCCGAACTCCTCCATGGACAACGAGAGCCCGATTGCCTCCCGTGCGATCCGGATATTCGAATAACCGACCAGCCCATCCGGCGACAGGCCCTTGATGTGCAGAACATTGAAAGCCGGCAGCCTGTATTTCCTCCCCTTGAACTGATAGTGATACCATATCTGACCGTTTTCCCTTTTTACGGTCATGTTTTTGGATAAAAGCGGCCACAAGGCAACAGCGCGTCCCGCCCCGTTCCGCTCGATTTCCGCATATGCATTGCCCCACAGTCCCAAATTCAGCATCATTGCTTCCCTGAACTCGAGGGAAGTCATCTCGGAATTCGGGGAATCGTGGAGAAGTGGATGAAGTTCGTGGTCCGGCGCCCTCTTTTTCCCGCCCTGGTTGAGGCGCTCGTATATATTCAGCGGAAGCGATGCCACGTTTTCCGCCAGTATTCGCACGCAGCTCGCAACAGCCAGGCAGTTCATGGCGGTGTTCTCGTTGACTGAAATACCCGATTTTGTCCTGCCGCCGCCTGAAAACCAGTCCGTCAGCCAGTCTTCAGGGTTCGACGGATGACTTCGTTTTTCGAGCAAGCCGGCAATAATACCCACTATTTACTCCCCACTATTCCGAGTATGCACATGCCGATACCCATTGCCATATATGACGCCGGAGGATAAATCCTCCACAACCCGTATCCGAACAGGAGGCTTCCGGCAATAACAAGAATATCCTTGATATCAATCTTCCCCGTGATGCCCCTGTTGTTCATTTTTTCTTTCTTCATACGGCCCGGATCCCCCGATCGTCATAAACGCTTTTGTTCCCTTCCAGATTCAGTACAGCCCGATGGAGCGCCATGATCGAGGCCACCACGCCGTCGATCCTTTTCCCGGTCTTGTCCCGCTGCGGCTTCATGGGCATGATGTTTCCCTGGCGGTCGCTCTTCACCTCGGTACAAGAGATCATCCACCGCATCACCGGATCCCCCCCGTGAGCGATCTCCTTATTGAGGACCTTCTTTTCAAAGGTGTCCGTGGGTCCGGCCATCCCCGAGTACCGCTGAAATATGGGGACCATTTCAAAGCCGCCTTCCTGGAGATGGTTCACGACCTCCTGGGCTTTCCACGGGTCAAAGGCGATTTCCTGTATTTCATAAATTCCGGCATCATCCAGGATCTGCTGTTCGATGAAATCGTAGTCGACCGCATTCCCGGGAGTGGTCAGGACCAACCCCTTTTCGATCCAGTACGCATAAGGGACCTTGTCCTTGCGCTCCTTCTCGAGGAGGTTCTCCTCGGGGATGAAAAAACGGTAAATAAATTGATATTTTTCACCCTTTTCCACCGGGGGAAAGCAGTGTACTACCGCGGTGATATCCTGTGTGGCCGACAGGTCCACCCCGGTAAAGCACTTCCTGCCGGCAAGGGACTTCCGATTCACCTTGAAGTTACATTCCATCCAGACTTCGTCGAGGATCCACCTGCTCTCAGCCTGGGTCCAGATATTCAGGTTCTTCGTCTTGATCTTGTTCTGTTTTGCAGGACTCAAAAGCGCCGCCTGCACCCGTTCCTTCAAATAATCCCATCTGACGGATACGCCCAGGTTCGGATTCGACTTGACCCACACATCGGGATCCGTCCAGTCGTCATCTTCATCAAGGGTATAGATCAGACAGAAAAAGGTTTCCGGTACCGGCTCGATCGATCGCTCGAGCGTCTGCACCGCCAGGGTCCGTTCCTCCTGGTAGCAGGCTGAATTCTTATCGAAACCAGCCGTGGTGATGATATAAATGAGCGGCTGCTCGCGGGAGGCCAGGGCGGACTCGATAACCTCGAGCATCGAATTATCCCGATGCGCATGGTACTCGTCCACGAGGCCGAAGTGAGGATTCAATGCGTCTTCAGTGTGAGAGTCCTTTCCCAGCGGCCTCATCCGTGCGGCCGTTCCTGGGATGATCACCGTGGAGTTCTGCTTATAGGTCCTGGTCAGACCCTTGAGAAAAGGCTGCCTCCGGATCTGCCGCTCCGCCTCCTCCCAGGCTTTCTTGGCCTGGTCCTTTTTCGTGGCTATGCAGTAGACTTCCGGTCCGATCTCCCGCGGCCTATCCATGAGAAAACAGTAGTTTGCCGTTGCCGCGGCATCGGTCGTCTTTCCGTTCTTCCGGGCCACCTCGATATAGGCCCTCGTAAAACGGCGATACCCGCCGGCCCTACACCATCCAAAAAGGACCCAGTCCTTGAACTGCTGCCAGGGCTCCAGCCGGATCCGCGTGTCATGTTTCCGGGGATTCGCCCACTCACCCTGGGTATGCCTCAGCTGCTGCTTGAAGTCGATTACCCGCTTTGCCTGGGCTTCGTCAAAATAGTACGGAAAATCCGGGTCCCCTGATTCGGCTCGTTTAAGGTCATTGAGATGTCGCTCCACCGCCTGGCGGACGTATTTGCAGACCACCTGACGGCCCGATTGGACATCGTCAATGTATTGGAGCGCCGTATAACTATTCATGGCCACCGCCAAAACGATTATCAAAAAAAAGAGAGCGATAAATCTACGCTTCATGGTAGAGCCTCTTCATGGGATCTTCTTCTTCACCGGAATCGGGCAGGTCGATGCGTCCCCTCGACGCCGGCGTCATGCCGAACTCGATCAGATAGGCCTTGAAGTAATAAAAGGCTTTCGTCATGGACATGTACTCGGGCATGGTCTGCGAGTTTTTTCCCTCCATATACCCGGCAAGGGTCCGTTTCGTTCTTTTTCCAGTCTCCTTATCCACCGGACGGAACACCGCCTCATGAGCAGCCCTGTACTGGCCGTATGCCTCGCAGCACACTTCGAGTGCAGGGAGGTCAACAACCGTCAGGATCCCCTTCTCCACGAGCTCCCCGGCCAGTGTTTTCCAGAGCTTTTTCGCATATTTGGTCAGATAAGACGGAGGTCTCGGTACTTCCGATACCGGTTCCGGTTCCGGTTCGTTCTCATTTGTCCGGCTTTTTCGTAAAGTTCCCTGTACCAGCTTCAATTTAGTCGGCTTTTTTGGTCTGCCAGCCACTACCTACCCCCTATACCTATTTTGGCAGTGCATTTGTAAGCCTGCCCGTCCGGTCTTGAAGCGAAAAGCTCCAGAGATTTGATCCCCCCTACCCCCAGCGTCCGTCTTCCTTGGCCGTTTTCCTGTCGTGGCAGGGTTTGCACATGGGCTGATGGTTCTCCGGATCCCAGAAATCCCCGCCCTGGTTCACTGGTTTGATATGGTCGACCACCGTCGCAGGATTGTGACACTCCTCGAAGTTGACGCATAGAGGATGCCTTTTGAGATATGGGATTCTGTACTTGTTCCAGCGATAGTTGTATCCCCGCTCCGCCGCGGTCCCGCGCTGCTGATCGTATTGCTGCCGCATGAGTTTCTTGTGCCGTTCGCAATATCGCTCTCCCCGCGGTATGAGCTCCGGACATCCTGGATATCCGCATGGCTTTTTCGGTAAGTGAGGCATTCTCCCACAAAAAAAGGCGAGAGATCGACCACATGAGTTTTCATGCGGCCGATTTCTCGCCTCCGGTTTTCCGGT